TTTGCAGTTGTAATTGCAATTGTACCATTTGATGTTCTAAGTAGTGTTTTAACAGTCATTACATCTGTATTATTTCCAGCGTGGAAATATATGAATGAACCAGGTAAAATTGTAGTATCATTAGTTGCAGTTAAAATAATATCTTGGTGAAGATCTGTAGTAGCTGCTTCTCTTTCAAAATTATTTAATCCTGCAGTATCTGATACAATAAACTCACATGATTCTGCATCCATTTCATTAGCTGCATTCATACCAATAGTTAAAGCATGACCATTTTCAAGTATGTAATCATTAAATAATATTAATGATTGGTCACCCGCTGATGCTAAGTCAGTAGCTGAATCATTTAATGTAAAATCTGCTGCCGTAGTACCTGATATTGTATTTACAGTTAATGTTGCTGGTACAATGTTAGTAGTTACAGTAGTATTTCCTGTAAGATCGAAGAGCGCTCCTGCATTAGAAGTAACTCCAAAGATTTGTTTTGCTTGAGCAGCAGTTACTGCTGTTCCTTGTTTTGCAAATCTAGCTAAAGCTAAAGACATTCTAAACATTGTGTTTACAGGTGTTAATACATCTAATGTAGATGAAGCCGCTCCATTATCAGCTGCTTGTAAAGCTGATCCACCAAAGTTAAGATTCCATGTAGGATTTAATCCTAAACTAAGACATTCTGGTAAAGATATAGAGCTATCTAACCCCATATGTGTGTTACCTACAAAATCTAAATCCTCTTTTGTTACCACACTATCAAGTATGCTATCAAAGTTTCTGTTTTCGTTTTTTAAAAACGATAAATTTCTAATTGCCATATTTTTATTTTTTTGACATTATGAGGATACAACTATAGTGGTCAACCCATAGAGGCTATTTTCCCCGTTTTTAATATTGTTTAACAATACCGACCAATTATTGTTTACATATATAAATATAAAAAAAGAGCCGCTAATGCGGCTCTCTTTAAGTTTAGTTATAAACTAACTCTTACATATCGTTCAAGTCAGAAATATATACTTTACCGTAGAAATCTGGACGTACCATTTTCTTAGCGTATCTAGTCATGATTCCTTTTCTTGGTGTGAATGATGTTGGATCATAAACTAAAGGAGTCATAATTAACGGAATGTATGGAGCAAATACAGCACCAGTTTCAAGGAATTGAGATCCTTTGTAACCCATTAAGATAACATTTTCTGTCATGTAAGGGTTTTTGTAAACTGTATATCTGTTATTAATTGCACCAATCTTTTGAACACCCATGTTGTATTTATCTGAATCTCCTGCTGAATCAGCTGAGAAACCTGGGATTGATTCTAAGATTGTAGAAACTTTTGGAGAAACTACCATCCAGTTAGCACCACCACGAAGAGTTTTCTGGTGAATTAAGTTACTAACTTTTTGTAATTTAATACCTAAAGTTTGGAACCAAGACATTTTCGTGTAATATACACCTGCATCATTAATTGATGTAGTAAATGTTGGGTTAGTACCACCACCTTCTGTGTTGTTAGAGCTTGCAACTACGTCTTTTGCAACTGTAGCACTCCATCCTTCAACTGTGTCAGCATTTCTAATTAACATGTCTAGTAATTCAAGATCAATTTCCATTGAAATGTACTCACTTAAGATTGAAGTTAATTCTGCTTCAGCGTCAATTGAATGGTAAGCATTAAGGTCTTGAGCAAACTCAGGAGTCCATTGTGCTTTCAATTTACGTGTTTTAGCAGCAACTGTGTCAGATCTTAATTGAACATTGATTTCTGGGATTGCTTGAGTTGATACAGTACCCGATCCTGCTGCTGGGAATGCATCTTCAAAGTCACCTCTATCATTTAAGTTATCTGGTCCTATAAAGTATTTACCTGTAATTGTAGTTATATCTACATCATTAGCACCTGAAACTACAAATTCAATAGCTGAAGTAGCTGTATTTAATCTTGTAAATTGAGGGAATACTTTTATAATAGCTGAAGCTGAAGGAGTAATTGTAAATGATCTAATTGCTTCTATATCAAAATTAGCTAATGAGCTTGTATGTACTGAAATAGTTTTAACTACTGAAGTAGCACCTGTTGCACCTCCAAATTCACCCGCATGAGAAGCTGAGAATTCAGTGTCTAAGTTTAAAATACCACCAAAAGTAGCTGATGATGAAGCATGTTTATCTGCTGCTATTGTAGCTGCTTCTGTTGATGAAAATGCTGATTGAGTTTGAGAGAATGCATATTCTCCTGCACCATAAAGACCTTTATCAAAGTTACCATCAGTTCTTTTAAGATCTGCAGTAGCACCATAAAGTGATTCATTTGCTGATTTAAAGTTACCTGCTCCTCCGTATTGGAAGTCTAAGTAAAATATTAAACCTGCTGGTAAATTCATTGGTTGAACTGAAATTAAATCCTTTGCAACGATTTCACCAAATACTCTTCTTACTAATGGAAGAGCTACACCCGCCCATGCTTCTGAATTACCTGCGTTAAAAGTAGCGCCTGTACCAGTAGTATTTGCTTCGTTTACAAGCTGTTTAGCTTGATTTTCTAATAACATTGACATGTTATTCTTTTCTGTTGAAGAGTCAATTCCTTCTAAAAGTCCTGATTTTTCCCATTTTCCAGCTAATTTAGCTGATTGCTCGGAAAGAACTTGGTAAGGGCTTGAGCCTTCTAATAAGTTGTTTACTGTGTTCATTTTTATAATTTTTTAAATGAATTATTAATTAATTTTAATATTTGCTAGTTTTTGCATTCTAGCCATCATGTCATTTGATTCATTAAGAATTGGTTTCTTTGGAGCTGTAGATGTTCCTGCAGCTTTAGAAGCCATTCCAAAATTTTCTCTGATTGATTTTTTAGGAGTTGTTTTATTTTCTTTCGAAATAGTAAACGTGTCCTTAATTGTTTCATATATTAATTTAGCTTCTTTAACGTTTGACGCATTGTCTAAAGTTTCAACTACACGTAGTTTTTGTGCTTCATTCAAATTGTTTGCTTTAAAGATTCTATTAACATATAATAATTTAGAATTTAATAAATTAACTTCGTTAAGTTCAGTACGAACTGTTTCTAAAGCTGCTTTAGTTTCTTCAAGTTCATCAGCTAGTGGATTCACCGCTTCTTTCACTTCTTCTTCTTCTTCAACTTCGTTCATTTTCATTTCCATACAATGTCCTTCTTTAGTCATATACATACCTTCGGCACAATGACCTTCACCTAAATTGTTAATTTCTTCAAGGAGTACATCTAAATCAAAGTCTTCAGTGGATTCTTTTTTCATTGCTTTACTAACAGCTTTTCTTCTGTTTGCTAGATATTCGTCTGTTTTATCAGATTTACCATCATTATTAATGTCATCGTCTTCCTCTCCTACTTTGTCTAATGCTTCTTCCATTGTGTCTTCACTATCATCTTCATCTAATTCTAATTCACTAAGAATTTCTTCCAAATCAATTTCCTCATCTAAATTTTCTTCTACATCGTCTTCATCATACATAGCCATTTCATCTACAGTATCTTTTTCGTCTGTATCTGCTTCGTCTATAGTATCTTCTTCATCCATATCTACCATTTCATCTAATTCTTCTTCTTCTTCTTCTTCATTTAAAGTTTCAGATAATTTAGCTGATAGCATAGATTGTAATTTTGGTGTAAAAGCTTCTTCTAATGCGGCCTTTGCATTTGCAAGAGCAACTTCACGAACTGCCTTAGCGTCAGCGATAGCCTCTTTTAAAATGTTGTTTGCCATTTTTAAATAGTTTTTTCTCTTTCGAGTCTCGTTAATGTGTTATACGGGAAATAAGGATATTAAGATCCTTAATAGGGTTATAAATAATCAGGGACGGCTTATTGAGAAGCGCGTATGTTCAAACATACATATAATAGGGGAGGGGAGACCAAAAAAGGCGCCATAGGCGCCTTTAATGAAATATTTAATTAAATATTATTTTTTACTTGTAAAGAAAGATGCTACTAGAATTAATACTACTAATCCTACGAAACCACCATTACCAAATCCATTTACTAATGAAGTTAGGTTAGCAATTACATCCATTCCAAATACATATCCGCCTGTTAAAACGAACCAAAGGATTGATACTGGGATTAAAGCCATAAATAATGCTCCTAATCCACCTAAAAATCCACTTACTATTGAAAATACTTTTTCCATTTTTTTAATGCCTGTTACCAGGACTTTTTTTAATTAATACCTAGTTTAAAATTTATAAGATAAACCTAAATTGAAAGTACCATCTCTTTCACCATTTTCATCTTCATTTAAACCCATACTATAGTTAGGTTCAACGTGAAGTCCTTTCCACACATCAAAAGAATAACCAAGTCCAACTGTTAAGTTGTCTAATAATTCTTCTGTTGGTGCTTGAACCGAAACAAACAAGTTTGCGTTCCATAGGTAACGTCCCCATAGATCGTAATCTTCGCCTGATTTTACTATACCAGCAACACATTTATCGTTGTAAATATACCCGATACCAATGTTGTCAGTAAAGTTTGTTGTACCCCATTCTTCGTTCATATCGCTGTCAGGAGTGTTTACAGTAGTAACTACCATAAATTGAGCTGATGCTGCAAATGTCGTTAGAATTGCTACAGCTAGTGTCATAATTAAATTTTTCATAATTTTGTTTTTAGTTAATATTTATTTTAATTAGTTGAAAACGAGAACAGCTGACTACTGTTCTTGTGCTTTTGAAGTACCTTAGTACTTTATGTTTTTTTTAATCTCTCATAGGAGTTAATTGTTTTTGTAACCTTTATTGTTTGCCATACATATAAAAAAAATCTGGAAAAACCAAATTTTTTTGCTAGAATCTTGTATTTCTTGTTCTATTGGGATTTCCTATAGGTTGTTGTTTTTCCATACCACTTGTATGGTTCCCCATAGCTCCATAACCTACATTTTTATTGTTATAATATTCCATTTCTGATTCATCATCAGCAAATGATCCCCCGCCCATACGTTGAGAAGGTATACTATTACCATCACCAGCATTTCCCCCACTAGATCCAGTACCCATGTATTCTTTTATAGCATTTCTAATTAATTCTCTAAGTTGTCGCTTAGTCATTTAATTGTTTATTTATGTGTTTTCTTTTAGCTTTAGCTGCTGTTTTTATTTCTTCAGTGAATTTTTCTTTATCTATACCTCCTACCCATTTTTCAACAACACCATCTTCTGATACAAAGTTTGAATTAGACACATTTACTGCAGATAATAAAGTTGATTCTAATTCATTTAAAATATCAATACTATTTTTTCCTTTTAATTTATTTTTATAGTCTTCATATTCTCCTCGAACTATTAATTTACCTTCAAAATCTATAACACAATCATAACATTTTTTATTAATTCTATAGTGAGGTTTATCTAAACGTTTTTTCATTACATTGCCACATTCAGGACAACATAAGGGCATAAATACTTCTTTTTTAATTTTATCTAATTTAGAAATAGTTTGTTTTATACCATTTTTAATAGTCCATGTTTTTCTTCCTTCTGTCCAAACATCACCCTCTTTATAGTCTTTTTGTTTTGTATTATAACCTATTTGTGTACTTGTAGATGCGTCAGTTTTACCCATAATTAAATTACGCGCTCTGTTTACATCTTTTTGTTTAAACTCTTTTTTTAACATAACTTTTTTTAATCTATACTTCTACCTAATTCTTGGTCTTTTTGCATAGCTGACATTTTTCCTCTAATAAATCCATCTCTTGCATCATTAAAATCATCAGAATGTACAAATACTCTGTCCCAAGAATTTTTTGCTTCATCATTAAATTCCATTGTAACATTTCCAAATCGTCTAAGTACTTTGTCTTTCCAATCTTCTAATGCTAATTTATCTCCTATTACCATACTACTGTCATCTAAATTAGGAAATGAAATAGCATCTTCATAATAAGGTTCGCCTGTTTGGGGGCGTGTGAATTTTACTTTTTGATAAAATTTAGGAAAAGATGCTTTAAGTGTTTCAAAATCTAAATCTTCTAATTCGATTTCATCTACATACTCACCATCTTCAGGTTCGAGTCTTAAATCTTCATCATCTTGTTCATATAGAGGTTTAATACCTGCTAATTGTTGAAATCGTTCTGTTAGTTGTATTTTTTTCATAATTATTATAATCTACAAACACCTGTATTATCACATAAAATATCACGAACAATATTGTTTACATTAGTGTATTTATATTCAGGTAATTTATTTTTAATTTCATTAAGACTTACATTAGTTTTAGGTGCCATAAATGCCCCATGTGTAGATGGTGTTGAAACAAAATCCCAACATAATAATTCAAAATCATCTTGTACTTCAACTGTACCTTCCATCATGTTTTCTTTTACTGAACCCATACCACGAGATGAAATACCAACTGTAATACCAGCTGCAAATAATGCTTTTAATATATTTCCTGCAGGTGTACTTAATATTTCTACATCTCCCATTACATCATCTCCATCCCACCAACATCTTTTAATTGTGTGAGAAACATTTTGTAAATTAATTACAGAACTTTCTGGATGATCTAATTCACCCATTGCTCTATTTTCAGTTACTGGGCCCTTCATATATTCTTCAACTTCTCTTTTTAAAATTTCTGTAGGGTAAACTCTACCATTTTGGTTTTTAGCTTCAGCTCGTTGTAAAATACCAGATACTACTAAAGGTTTATTTGCTTTAATAGCTTGTTCTGCTAGTTGTTTATCTACTTGAAATGGTCTGTATTCTGTTAGTAACATATTAGTTCTTTTTTTTCTTTTTAAAAGCGTTTGGTGTCATATATCCTGCACCTGATCCTGCAGTAAATGAAGCACCTGTTCCTGTCATACTTGCTTCTTCTAAATCATCCTCATTTGTAATAGAATCTCGAAGAGCTACTATTGCTTTAATTAAATCATTTAAATATTTAATAGCTTCTTTATCATCTAGTTCTTCTAGATCACGTTTAATTTGATCAATATAATACAAGTCATCTTTATCTTTTTTACCATAAACAGATAAGTCAGGTTGATATAAATTATCTAATGAATCTCTATTAGCATCAGGATTCATTCTCATAATATTATCAATGTCTTTCTGTTCAGTTAAACGTTTTATAGTTTGTTTAGCTTGCCAATCATGTATGTTAAATGGTTTTTTCATTATTTTTTCTTATATTCGTTTGGATACTTTTTTCTAATATGTGTCCTGAATTTATTATATAATTCTTTTAGTTCTTCAGATATTTTGTATAATACAATATCATCTGGGTTTTCTTCTGCTAGTTTATTTAAATCAATTGCTTCAGCTTCTAAATCTGCTACCATTTTACCAAAAGAACGTTTATATACTACTTTAGATTTTATATTCCCTGTTTCTGAATCTGCAGGTTCATCTACTAAATAAAAATCTTTTTCTTTGCTTTTACCTTTATTTCCTCTAGCAGGATCTCTATCCTTTTTTAATTCATTAAAAGTAGATTCTTTTATATTATATATTTCTAAAAGACTAACCATGGATTGTTTTTAACTCATTTACTAATTCATAATAGTTAAGTAAGTTAATAACATTATCATCGTTTACAGATGATTTTTTAGATAATGGTTTAATAAGATCTTTTGTTTCTTGTAATTTTATTTCTATTGCTTTATCTTCAACTTTCTTAGAATATTTTGTAAGTGTTTTTTTAACTTCTTTAATTTCTTGGTTGATATAAGACTTAAGAGCAGGACTGTTAGTAACGCTGTTAACATATTCCTTTAGTAATGTTTTTTGGTTATCTTGTAAATCACTATATTTGTCATTAAATTTTTCAAGTAAAACTTTATAAGTAAGTAATCTTGTATCTCTATCTTGTTTATCAAAATTTTCTAAAACAACATTCTTTTTATTATTGGATAATTGTTTTCCTGTGATATGTTCTAAGATAGTTGTTTTAGAACTAACTATAGATAAAGGTGTAGCTTCTTTATTTTCTAATAAATTAAAAATAGATGCCATTACTTTATAATCTGTGATTTTAGCTTTAAAAAAATTATTTACATTATATGTGTCTTTGATTTCTTTAATTAAATTATATTTTTCTCTTCTTAATTGGCTTTTATTTAATTTTTCATGTACTTCCATTAATGTTTCAATTAACATGGTAGCTTGACTGTCCTTATTATATTTTTGAGTAGCTAGAGTATGGTATATTTTATACTCTTTTAATAATTCTGTTTTTTTATTAAAATGTTTTTTTAAAAAAGACAGAGATTTTGGTTGGTTTCCCGCAATAGTATCAGAGGTTAACTGTCTAGTTAAAAGCTCAAATAATATTCCAGTATTTTTATACTTAGAATGTTTTACTTTCATTTTTTATAAATTCGAATTTATCGTATATAAATATAAACCTATTCCTGAGGCTTAATATTTTTTTCAGATAACATTCCCTTATTATCTTTTTCTTTTAAAATTTGTTTTTTATTACGAATTTTTTGAAGAGATTTTTTAAGTTGTGCTGCCTCAAGTGTTGAAACTTTATTCCCATCTGATAATTTTTCTACTTTATCTGGAGCTAATCCTGTTTTTCCTAATGGATCTCTACTAAAATTACTTTTATCAGATTGATATCTTTGAGGTCGTTCTACTGGTCTACCTGGGTCTTTTTCATCATATCCTGTTGGTATTTGAGCTGGTCCTACTGATTTATCTCTTTTATTACCATATAATGATGCTAAATCATGAGGAGTACCATAAGAAATACCTGATTCTACTGGGTCGTTTCCTTCATTTTCAAGTTGGTTAAGTCTAAAAGTATTCATTGAATCTTCAAGAATTTCTTCTTTTTGTTGGTTATATTGATCTGGTGATAAACCATATACATTTTCATAAACCCAATCTTTACTCATTATTTTACCATCTATCATTTGTTGAGCTACAGCTGTTTTAGAAGTAAATAACTCTATTTTTTCTTGTTCATAAATAATTGATGGTACAGTTAATTCTAATTTAAAATCAATTAAATCTTCATCATCAAAACCTTGTGAATATAAATGTACTAATGCAATTTTAGTTAATTCAGATTCTACAATTCTTTGAACACGTTCAACTGTGCGAGCAAAACGAATATCCATACCCGCTAGTGTTGATTTTCCTTCTACTCCTTCCTCATAACCTAAAAATGGTTTTGGAATTTTTAAAGCAGCCATCATTTTATTTTTTAAATATTCAATGTCTGTTGTTCCATCATAATCTAAACCTTTTGTAGTATCAATACGAGTTGATGTGTCATTATTTCTAACAGGTATATAAAAATCTTCTGTCATATTTTGAACATTAAATTTCATATTATAATCTCCTGTTGCTTGGTCTATATGAGGTGTTTTTTTCATTTTATTCATGGTTTGTTTCATGAATGTTTCTATTTGTGAAGATTCAATAGATCCCACATTTACATAAAATATTCTTTTTTCAGGTGCTCTCATAATTCTATGAATTAACATAGCATCTTCCATTAACATTAATTGTTTAAATACTTTTCTGGATGGTTCTAAATAAGATCTACCATAAGGAAGATAATTAGAATCTGTAAGTAATCTAAAGTGTGCAACTTCATAATTTTCTAATGTAAATTGATCTCGTCTAATTGTATTGGTTGCACCACTAGCTAAACCATTTGGGTCCATTGTAAAACGAGTATAAGATGGGTTGTCAGGGTCGGTTCCTTCTTCTCTTACTACTTCATAAGTTGAAAGAGGAATAACATTATAAACACCAAATTTTTCACTTACCTCCATTTTTAAATAAAAATCTCCATATTTACACATATTTCTAACCCATGTAGCTAAATTAAATTCTACATTTAAAACATCATAAAATAAATTATGTAATACCTTTCTTACATTTTCGTTTGAAGAATTTACTTTTAAAACATCTCCATATTCATTTCTTGTAGTTGTTTCATCACTTATAATATCTAAAGCAGATGCAATAATAGGATCATGATCCATAGCTTCATAATCACTATAAAGCTGTAGTCGCATTGACTGATAATTTAACGTAGGGTTATACTGTAATGAAGATCCTACAGGTTTATGCATACGAGTAAATCTGTCGTAGAGTGAATTTGTTGCTAGGTTTCCATATTTTTGGATCCTACCTGTATCCATAATTTTAAGTTGTTTCCCCCCAACGTTACGAATGATAACGTCATTTGAAAATAACCGTTTTAATCTTGTGAAAATACTAATATCTTGTGCCATCTTGTTGTTTTTTAATACATATTAATCAAGAAGCCAAGTCAAATCTTGTTCTCCTTGTTCTCCTAAATTTTGTGTCCATCCTGTGTTTTTCTTATTTATACCTCCAGTAAAAATACCTGGGGTAGTATCTCGTTGCCAATTTGTTACTGTGGCTCTTGTTATATCTAATCCTTGTTGTGCAAATTTAAGTGCTGTATCTCTTACATAACATGCTGTTGCTAAAGACATTACTAAATCATCATTATATCCTATTTGGGCTTCTGGTTTTCCATTTAACCAAATAAAAGTTTTCATTTCTTCTAATGTTCTTTTTCCTTGAATGGTAATTGCTTTATCTTTTAAATATGCATCTAATTTTCCTATTACTAATGGTCTTGTTTTCATTGACATTGTAAAACCAGGTACCATTTTTGTTGTATCCGTTATATCATATCCTTTAGCTAAAAATGCATCTGCATTTGTTGCTGCTTCTCCTTTAGGTGAATAATATAAATTATTATAACCTTTATCTATTACTACTTGAATTGTATTCCAACCTATGTTAGCATTTTCAATTACCAATAATGCATTATTATATTCAGTTGCCATTGCAACTAACATATGGCCAAATTCTTTAGTACCAATTTGTGCCTTAAATTCACCTATTTGTTTAGACTCTTCAATGTCTATAATATGAAAAGCAGAATAATCCTTACTATCACCACGAGCAACATCGGCTGTTATTATATACTTTCTTGTATAATCTGGATATTCCCAAATATGTAATCCTCCTTCTATACCTCTTTTTTCTAAGGGATTACATATATTAGTTTCTTCAATAAATTTCATAAGTTCATTTTCAAAAACTGTGTGTCCTGATGTTGTAAAATCACAATCACATTCCTGTGCTGCCATTCTTAAACCTAACTCATCATCTTGTTTATCTCTCCATTCTTGGTTTCTTTCTGGATGTACTGACCAATGTAATTTAATAGGGACAAATCCATTTGTTCCTTCTTCTGCTTTAGTCCACATTTTATGGAAAAAATTACCTGTTCCATTTGGTGTAGATAGTACAATTGCTCTACCCCCCGTTGATAGTGTTTGTTGTGATGAACCCCAAATTTCATCTATTTTATTTGTTTCAATAAAAGCAGCCTCATCAATAATTAATAAAGAAATTGCTTCTGATCTACCAGCATCACTTGCTGCAGATACTGCTTT